TGTGATAATGCGAGAGAAGATGAATTTTATTATTGCGGGAAAGATATGAAAAACCCTTACCATCAAGAAACTACTTATTTAGCATTGTCAGATGCAGATGTCAAGAAGGTAGGTCATGTGAAAACACTCACAATTTGTGCTTCGCAAGGTATGACATTTGATACTGTTGCTGTTTATATATCGAAAAGTTTGAACACTCAAGATGTCAATGCACCTGAGAATTTGTTTGTTGCTCTGACTAGACATAGAAAAAGATTGATAATATATGATCCTTATAGGAATTATAGTTCATCAAGGATTAGTTTAAATACTTCACCCAACTTCTTTACAGATCTTAATACTATTGGAAAGATAATTAATAAGCCCAGTGATGGTAATTATTCCCCCTTAGATAGACCTAAAGATGTTTTCTTTCATCAACCTAATGGTGATAATTTGATTAATAAAGGTATGGATATGGATTTCTTTATGACGCTACAACCAAAAATGGTAGTTCAAAAGCCAACACCGCATAAATATGAAAAAATAAAGAAATATCCTTCATTGAACTATTCTAAATTTAATTTCAGATTAGCAAAAATGCTTGCAGAGATTGAGTCTGACAATGTCGGGTTGCAGGAAAGTATGACTTTCACATCAGAAAACCTCTATAATATGAGAATAAAAGACTCAAAAATGATGGATTTAAATAAAACAATTCTCAAAGCAAGAGGTTCTCTTACAGGCAAAAGACATTTTCAAAAGAGTTTCATTCAAGAGATCAATACTTTGATGGGTAGATTGTCTAACAGTGAGTTAATACAAAAGCACCAAAGATCCAAAATGAAAAGTTTGGATAAAAAAATGTTAGATAAAATGTACGCTAATTGGTTCAATATGTTTATTGATAGGAGTAAATATGATCAAGTACTTGACATGAAGATAATTGATGATGAAATAATTACAAGTTTAAATGACTACCTTTCTGTAATAAATGTCACAACTTCTGATGTTGAACAAACACATAAAGGTATTTTAGCATATTTGAAAGTTCACTTGAAGCAACAAATTAAGACTAAGGACGCTGAAGCCCCTTTTAAAAATAAAGGTGGTCAACCAATTGCAGCTATGGAAAAGCAATTGAATATGTTATTTTCAGTGTTCTTCAGAACGATGTTCAGTTTAATTAAAAAATCTTTGAAAGATAAATGGAGGTTCGCTGATGGCATGAATGACAGTGAAATCGCTACATTTGCCGCTAGTGCGACTAAATATATAGTTGAAATGGATGCTCCAGAGTATGATGCATCACAATCATTTGTTACGCAACAAGCAGAAAGATTTATTTGGGCTCTCTTT